CGTGGGGGCAACCCAGAGAGTGGAAAGAACGACCCGCGACACAACTCGCGACAGTCCGGCAAGAGGGTGGTCAACCCTCCCGACAAGAAAGAGCCCGTGGGATCGGCGCATCTCGCCCTGGGACCTCTGTCCCGGCCCTGCAGTCTGAGGGCCTCACGAAGGAGGGGGGTGCCTGGTAGCTGGTGAGGCTACGCCCGCGTGTAACTTGTCTAACCGTTTCTCATTCCACTACACCAGATTGTCCCAGCGTTGGGACACCTCTCCAATATTTATTGTCCCGGAGAGGGGGCTATCTAGCCCGTCAAAGCTTCTGAAGGCGGGTATCGTAGTTGGGGGCCAGGGTGGCCTCCAGCAGGACCCGACAATCCGTCCATGATGCCAGTTTGGACGCCTTCATGGGCCTAAGCTCGACGTGTCGAACCGGAGAACGCTCCGGCCTATAGGCAATGATATACCCATCAGTGTCCCGGATGTCCCGGGCGCCGACGAAGTATTCGCTCATCGGAAGTGGACCTTCGACCTCACGTTCTCGAACGCGGGCCGCATGGACCTTCCTCCATTGCCGAGCGAGGCTCTGTCTCCAAAGCCGCTCACGCCGTTGACACACGACGATGTCGACCCGATCCTGCTTGAGGATCGAGAGCCATTCACAGGATTTCCTTCGGACAGCTCGAATCTTCGGATCCGGGTCCATGCCGATAAGGCCAAGTGAATCTAGGTCGACCTGCTCAGGGATCCAACTCCTGAGGAACTCTCCAAGAGTCGAACCGCGACCCCCTACGGGGTCTCCCCACACGGGGCGGAAGTCCTTCTGATCAGGAGGGGCTTCAACCGCGCGGAAAACTCTGACGCCACAGCCCATAGCACGACCAAGAGCCTTTAGCCAGGGGGTCAAGGGCTCAAGAGGAGGGGGGGTGACTGCCCTCAGTCGAGATATCGTATCTTGACAGGCAAGCCAGGCGCATCGCTTAAGTGCGTCTGAGGGTGGCTCCGACCCGGTGAAAGGCGGAACGCCCAGTCCTCCCAGCGCCTCGGGCGCCTCCCAGATGATTCCGGGGGGCACCCGGTCGAGCAAAGGTTTGTAAAAGATCCTCCATTGTCGGAGGCGAACTCCAGCCAGCGGCCCGTCGCAGCCTCGCACTAATTGGCGGGCTACGGGTCCAATCGAGAAACAAGGGATCTTGTCCAGGATCGGACGTCCGGCGTCTGGACCCTTCACCCCACACCCGAACAGGAGGGGGAGGTTCAAGAAGGGAACGTAACGCCACACAACGGGGTAATGCCGCCCCGGAAGACAAGGCCCGAAGGCACGGACAACCGTACGCAACTCTGAGTTCATTTGCGCAAACTCAGACGACCTGAAGTTCTTCCCAGAAGAGGGCTCCAGGCCAGCCGCCGTTGTCGTCTCCTGCCACCTGTTCGTGGTCCTAGCCGAAG